AAACTGTTCAACGACGTGCTGAAGGAGATGGGGCTTCTCACCCCTCCGCAGCGTTACCAGTACGAGACGGGCGATGCAGGGGGGTGCCGGTTCGTCGCGACCCCTCCCCCTCCATCAAAACAATATGACTCCTTGGCTCGAATCATATTGTTTTATCGATGAAGAGCGAGAGATCGCAACGAAATCGGTACTTTTCAGTTGAGTTTTCCCATTGGTGTAGGATCATTCTTCTTGATCTTTGCGTATTGACCGATCACATCGTACTCGATGATCTCGTCCATTGCAAACTCATACTCACGATCTAGTTCAACATCAGTCATCGCATCAGTGACTGACATGATGCGTGCTAGATAGGAGCATGTGCAATAGCCCATACGCTGATCATAGTCATACCATTGATCCCAATTGGTCCATGGGTTGTATGGGTTGTCAATCGTGGTAAGCAGATAGTCTTTGGTACTAGCCATTGTCTGCCACCTTAGTCTTAGTAGTCACATTACGCTTCAGTGTATCTATTGATACGCCAAGTCTATCGGCTACTTCAGCCTGTGTGTAACCACGATTGAGCATGGACTTGGCCCTCGCAACAAGGGACGCCGACATAGCAACACCCTGTTTCGGAGTGGCCAATTGCTTAACTCTGTCAGGATCCGCGTTTTGCAGGATCTGCTGAAGGGTATTCTTGCTGACGGCCCTATGCTGAATGGCTTCCCATTCCTTATCAGTGATGTCGACCAATTGCTTCTTGGCGCCCACTGCAATACGGGCCTCATTAAGGCACCTGTTGGAAAGCTTTTTCAGATCGTCCTTTTCATATTCTGGATGAGCCGCCTTCTTGGCTTCGTACAAACTGTCCGAAAGAAGCTCGGCCTTACGTTCCAAAGGGGCGTTCTTGAGAGCCGTATTGAGTTTGGCTTTCAAGGAACTGACCTCTGACGAGTATGTTTTTGCAGCTTGGGGATCATACTTGAACGAACCAGAATTCAAATACGATTTTCGGGCTTGGTTTGCCAGGGACTTCAGAGAATTTGCATAGTCAGCATAGACGCCTTCCATCGCCGTTCCAGACGAAAGTTTGTAGGCATCCTTGGCAAGGTCCATCTTCACCGTTACCGATTCGGCTGGAACCTTCTTCCAAGAAATAACCTTTCCGTCCTTGTCCTTCTTGGCGGGAACGACTTTCTCTCGACCGGTTTTGACGTAGACCTTCTCGCCCGTTTCCGGGTCGATCCATCCGCCTTCCTTGGCCGAACGAAGCTTACGTTCTGGAACGCGTTCGGTGGACTTGGATCTGGAAATAAGAGTGGATGCTCCACCATATTTTCCATCTCCTCGACTCTGCCACTTCTGCTTGAGAAGATCGATCTGATTGTCACGTTCGGACTGTTTCCAGTTCAGCTCATGCTTCTCAGCATCGATGACCACCATCGAATGGCGGACCGCCTTCTCGATATCCTCCCAAGGAGCACCCTTGATGGTCATGTCCGTAATAAGGTTAGAGACGATGCCCATCTCTCTTCCCTTTTCGCGCTTCGTCATGACTCGCATACCTTCATACTTAGGATATGCGGTCTTGGGATCGAAGTTCTTCAGACCGTCAAGAGCGGATCGAGTCTTGATCTCGCCTCGGTTGTTCGGAATAACCAGAACGTTATCGCCATCAAAATCGGCGCCAGAGAGTCGTTCGGCCACCTTGGCATTGATACCGACGCAATCCTTGGATCCGCTAAGAGCCGCCCGGGCTTCCTTGTTGTTATTGTTGACCGTGAGCTCAGGAATTTCGAACTTTCCGCCATGCGGGAAGCGAATAAGAATCACCTTCTCGCCAGGTCTGAAGTTCGGAGCATAGATCTCATTGTCCTTCAAGGAAGGGATCGGCAAAATAACCTGAGTCCTCTGACGAGGCATCGCCGCGGCCTTCATATGAATTGCCGCTGAATCGCACTCATCAGAAAATGACTTGAGAAGATTGGCCTTGACCACTGGATTATCCAACGCCATGATCTCATCGTAGTCTCGCTGACGACGATCAAGATCAATGCCAAGTTGACGTTTGGCCAAAGAAATATCCTGCTTGGAAAGCATCTGGGAGGGAAGGCTTCTCGACCAGTCATCCCAGTCGCCTTCATCATTGACCTTATTGATCAATGACTGCTTCTTCTTCCCGGTCTTTGGATCGTCGTACTCATACTGACCTTTGATCGGATCTATGGTGGCGCCGAATGGATTGCTCCAATCGACATCGCCTTTCGTTCCATCCGGATTGGTCAGTCGCTTGAGTGGCTTCAATACCGAATTATCGCCGGTTCCCTCGATCGGGGTTCCCCGTTTCTTGTTCGTGTTGAATATGATGTCTACACCATCCGGGAACTGATCCGGATCACCGTACATGGCCATACCTTTTAGGTAATGGCTGTTGTCAACGTTGATGCGGACCTGCGCGTAATGTGAACCGCCAAGTTCGAGATCAGCTGCTCCTGGACGAATAAGCATGACGCCATCACGTTCGGTTCCTCCGTCCTCAGCGTACACAACGCCAAGACGCTTAGAATCGATGGATACCGGCTTCTTGATTCCAACGCCACCTTCGTGAGGCTCGTCAAGGGACATACCGATATTCTTGATCTTACTTCGGTCATTGACCAGATCTCGAACAGTCACACCAGGAGCAGCAAGGACCTTGACCGTGGTGTGATTCGGACCACCCATCTTGGTGTAAATATAATGGGTGGTGTAGCCTTCCTCCTCGAGCATGGCCACGGCAACCTTGAGTTTGTCCTGAGAATATCCCAGATACTGCTCCACGCCTTTGCCAATGTCGACGGCTCCGTCCTTACCAATAGTCTCCTTGAGATTGTTGGCGATGATGGTTGACGCATTGGCTCGGGCACGACTGGAAGGATTGAGAAGGGATCGAACAGTGGATTCGTTCACACCCATGATCTCGCCGATCTTGGTGTTGGAATATCCCTTCTGCTTGAGCTCGTAGGCGCGATGCTGGCGCTGGGCAAGCTGCTCGTTATAGATAATGGTCCTACGAGCACGAAGCTTCGTCGTGGTGATCCCCATGGAATCGGCGATCTCTTTCTCGGTGAGACCGGAGTTCTTGAGATCCAAATATCGCTTGTAGAAGTCCTCGTGCTGGTAAGGGTCCTCGCCAGATCCATACGGCCACCTTCCGGAACGGCGCTTGACGCCGATGTGGGACAACGAGTTGGACTCGTCTTCCATCAACACGACCATGACGTTGCCTTTCCTGAAAATATCATCACCACTGCTCCGATTCCTCGGCACGCAGCTTGTTGATCAGTTGATCGAAGTGTTGGATTCGATCCATGATGTGGGCGATCTCATCCGGGCTGACCTCTTCGTAAATATCAGTGTTCGGTCCAAGTTTGATGTACTTGGGATCGGCGTTGGTGGCGATCTTGATGTGATCGTTCTGATAGAGACGAAGGTCGAACTGAAGGTTCATCGGCTTGACTTTGTATTCAAGACAGAACAGCGAAGCGTAGATATACAACTGATCGAAGTGCTTGACTTCGCCGCTTCCGGTCTTGAGGTCGAAGATGCGCAACAGCTTCTTCTTGTCGTCGTATCCGATGAGGTCCGCGGTGCCGAAACAATTCGGCGAGAAATATAACACCACTTCGGGCGACATGCGATAGTGCAGGCCATCATTGACAAAGTCGTTCAACGTCAGATGGGTCTTTGGCAGAGCCACACGATGTTTATTGAGATCAGCCGCAAGGGCATGCAGCTCGGTTCCGCGTTGTGCCGCAAGGGACGATCGGAACATATCGGCCATATGATCGTCATCGTAACGAAGCCAGGAATGCTTGCTGGCTCCCATGAAGGCATGAAGGCCCTCAAGATTGTGATGATCATTGAAACGCATCATGATGCAACCTCCGTGGAAATATGGGACTTGGTCATGTGCTGTTGAAGCTTGCCGAGAATATATTCCTCGTTCTCGGGATAGATGAACGCCGCGAACGAGTCGGCATTCATCTGTGCCACGTAGTCATCCTGATTCGGCTGATGCTTAGCGTCAGCACTCTTCTTGACCTCAAGGGCGGCCCATCGATCCTTATATAAAACAAGAAGATCGGGGATTCCCTGAATATAGTTGGGATCGTTCTTCAGCACATGCGATCCTGGAAGACGTTTTCCGATCTCCTTGATGACCTTTCGTTGGAAGTCGCGTTCCAAACTCATGGTTCTCCTTTCGACAGAGAAAAATAAGAGTGGGGAACGGTACCGCCCGTAGAAAGGATTGCTCGGAAAATAAGGCAAACTCTTCCCCACTCTTACCTCTATTCGCGATGATTTTGTCGCGAGGGCGAACCTACTCGACATAGGTCGGTTCCGGTACGGCATCCGCATGCTCGAGATGCCATCCATACCAGAATCCATCGGATCTCTTGAGCGCATCGTAGATCTCCTGATCCTTGCATCCGTAATAGAAGGCCATATGGGTCACACTGGGAAATATAAGATCCTTCTCGATAATGCGGACCGGTTTGTAGGCTTTGATGTTGCGGGCGTCATTCCAGCAAATATGCATGCCTCGGCATACGCCGTGGTTTCTTGGATGGCCAAGAGCCTTCAGAACATCGTCGACGCTCGTTTCGAGGAAGATGGCAACCCGCTCTGGAGACGGATGGATCTCGTTGAGTTCGTAAATATAGACTTCCTGGTTCTTGTCATGATGTGACATGTTTCATTCCTTTCTAAAAAAGTATGCAGTCATCAGGCCGCTGCATACTTTTGTCGCGCGTTTTCTTCGCCAGCATTCTCTTTGTATTATTACTTTTTTTTCTTTTTCAAAATAATAAGGAGATAAAGAAAACGCGCGAAAGTATGCAGGCACCCCGAAAACCCAATGATTCCAAGGCCTCAGGGCACATTGACCCTCAAAAAAGTATGCAGGTTTTTCTGCATACTTTTGGGCAAAACCTGCATAGTTTACACCAAAAGTATGCAGGTCCAAACCTGCATACTTTTTTAAAAACTATGCAGGTTTGAGCTCTAAAAATATGCAGAAGGCCTTTCTTCCTGCATACTTTTGCCTTGTCGTCATGTCCGAAATACCGCAAGATCGTATGCCAACGGGATCCTATAGACCCTTCTGCATGTCCGACAATAGAGCAGATGAAGGCGTTGGACACGTGAATATGCGGCCATCCGCTCTCCCTTCCTGCACAAAGCAGCCGTGATCTCCCACGAATGATAGTGCTCGCACGGCATGATCGACCGAATCTGAACCATCGCACTTGGTGGAATCTGAACCAGATCGTCGAAATATACCCGCACAAGACCTCGCTTCTGGCACCGTATGCAATACGTCCCGAGTTCGAAAGGGACCTCATTACCGTAGAAATCACGCAATGGCCTTCCCGATGTCTCGATCTGAACTGCGATCGGAACCTCCGAATCGCAGTCGCATGGGCTCATTCGTCTCGCCAGATCATAGACGTCGATCCTGTCGGGATCGCCTCCATCCATCACATAGGTCATCCTAATCCTCCTTCCCGGAAATATCCTTCGAGGCGAACGTCCGCTCGTTGAAGGTCTCCTTGTTCGCGAGCGCCCTCAGGATCGCCGAATCGATTGGCGCGAAGCTGCGCAGAATATAATAGTTGAGTTCCTTGAACGGCGAGTTGATCCTGTCGATGCGCCCTGCCGCCTGCTCCATGATCCGATACGAGTAGTTGAGCGAATAGAACAGCATGGTATCGGTCTGCGTGCAGTTCCACCCGGCGGCCCCGGATCCATAGTTCACCAGATAGATCCAATCGCCGTCCTTCGGAATATCATCATGACGATGCCCGTTGTACTGGTACACCGGAATGCCCGTCCGCCTCCGCAGGCTCAGCAGCTCCTCCAGTTCGAAATCGTAGTTGTAGAATATCACGATCCTCGGATGACGGATGCAGATATCCGTCGTCTCCCTGATCCTACTCGGATCCGAATTTACCAGTTTCCTCTGGGCGAAGCAGTACTGCGATACGTTCTTGAGCGGCTCTCCGGTCCAAGGATCCTTCCGTTCCCTTCTTAGGGTCTTCAGGGCCTGTTTGTCGTAATCCACGACAATCTGATAGACAGGATTGCGACTGGGGCCACGGTCCTTCGGACGTTTCATCGGCACCATGATCCGTCGTTTGAGCTTCTCCAGAATATCAGTATGCCTCCAGTCGTTGACCTTCGGATACTTCGCCCATCGGTCATACACGGCGTGCATGGTCATGAACTGCGTCTTATTCTTGTAGAACCCATTCGCCACGAATATGGGAATGAGATCCTCGTACGAATCCGCAGGTGTCGCCGACAGCAGGATCCATCGATTGCCTTGCGCCTTGGCGATATGGATGAATTCCTTGCTCCAGACCCCGGTTCCGGTCGCATGCTGCTCATCGAATATGATCACGCCATGGAAATCATGATAGGCCTTGATGCGTTGCCAGCTATCCACGGTGATCTCCACGCCCGACGGCTTGTTCGTCCCGATATGCAGGCCGAATTTGACGAGATCCTCGCCCCATTCGGCCTTATCGCGCTTCTTCGCCTCGGTGATGATGAGCAGATCGGGCGAGCCTTTGAGCGGCATGAGCGTCCTTCCGCTGCCAGACTCGCCCGAACGGGTCCGGCAGCACGTCCGAAGCCACCACATGATGGCCACGATCGATTTGCCGGACCCGACCTCGCCGACCAGAACGTTTCCGGATCGCAGTTGGCTCAACGCCCGTTCCTGAAACGGTTCCAGCGTGACAGCCATTACTCGCTTACCTCCTCGGAGGATTTGAGCGTGGCCTTGAGGAGATTGGCGAATATGCCATCGTCTCTGATGCAGAATATGATTCGTTCATCCGGGTTCGATGCCGTATCGCCGGTGACGCAGTGCTCGTGATATCGGAGGTCGACCACGATCTCGCGAATCCGTATCTCGCCGAGAGATCCGACGACCGAGTTCCACGTAGCTTCATCGGGAATATCGTAGTATTTCATTAACTTGTTCCTTCGTCAGAAATATGATTGTCGGTTCCGTAATCGGTCCAATGGTCAATGAATACCATTGCGAGGTCGTGGACGCCGCCACGGACATGGTTGAAGAGGCCATGATTGAATCTCTTGTTCTCATCCTCCTGCTGGTCAAGCGGGTTGATCAGCAGATATAGTTCAATCGAAACATCGGTGTCCGGATGATGCATCTCAATGCCCGACGAGACGTCGACAATGCGGTAGCCTTTGGCGACCAGCCTCCGGATTCCTCCGATGAGATCGTTGACGTTGTCGTATGAGATATGGTCCAGATAGAATGTCATGATTCCTCCTTTCGAAAATATCACATCATGGCATCGGTTCCATCGGCATGCAGCCAATCGCAATCGATGGTCTTGTCGTTATACACCAGGCAGGTGACTCGTCGTGTATCGGTCATCATGATCTGGCATTGCTTCATGTTGTTGAGGAAATCGCCATTTGAGATGCAATCCACGCCAATCTGGTCTTGATCTCGATCTCCCGATCCGCATGAAGACAGACCAAATATCAGCAATGCCGCACATCCGAGTCCGGCAATGATTCGTTTCATGCCTTCGCCTCCTTATGTGAGCCCTCATACAGATATGCGGAACTCCGTACCATGTCGCAGAGATACGGTATCGGATCATCCTCCTCGAAGAACCGTTCCAGATATGCTTTCAGAGCGTCGAGTTCTTCCTTGGTGAAATTATGCGTCCGGTCCCAATAGAATATGACATTGTCGACGTGATCGGATCTGAGCGTCGATCGTTCCTTATCGCACGCCGACCACCGTAGACCATGAAGCCATCCCTCCATGGCGATCGAGGCGTCCGGACTCAATCCGTTGCTAACGGCTATGCCGATGAGTTGTTCGCTATTCGGGAACATGATTTATCCTTTCCTTGCGTGTTTTCCGGTTTCAAGTTTGGCGTTACGATGCCGAATATGATCAGCCAGCAACACCACCAGATATCCTATGGCGATATAGCCGGTGATGAGCAGCAGGCCAATCAGCAGCAATCGCATCCATACAAATATCGTCATGATGGCTTCAATCATTATTGTTCCTAAATATCCAACGTGGTTTCGTTTTGTGGTGGATTGTCGTAATGGTACGTGAACCCGAGATAGGTTGAGGATCCCGTACCATTAATGGCATTCCTGATTCGCTGGGCTACGTTCTCCACACGTCCGTTGCTATGCCCGTGTTCGACAAGCCATCGCGCGCAGTCGGCGGTTGTCGGGAATGTCAGGTCGAGTTCGTTGATCACGGTCCGATTCTCGGTGCGAAGCGTCGGCTCGACCACACGGAACATTCTGGCGAAGTTGTCGTTGCCGAGAATGCTATCCACGGCACCGAGTAGCTCCGGCTTGACCATCCTGGCGTATTCGCGCAGCCAGAGGTTGTAGTACTGGGCGTATGGGCGCTCGGGCTGATGCTTGCCGTAGACGCTCTCGATGTCGCGTATTGCCTGGGCACTGATGCCCATCATGTCCCGACAACGATACTGTGTAAGACCGAGTAGTGTTCGCGCGGCTCGAAATTGATCAGGTGTTGGCATAATTAATCCACTTTCATATAGAGAAGAATCGAGATCCACATCCTCGACCCTCGTGCGAATATAATTCCGTTCTCCGCATTCCGGACAGATGGCCGTGTAATTGACCCATCCGTTCCTGACAATAGGCATACTTGTCTTAAGCGCGCAGAGACATTGGCAATCGACGAATTTCCGTCGTGCGTATTGCCAGATTGTTGGCATGGTCACATCACCGATTTCTCAGTCTCGACGGAATCATTCATGGTTGTCTCCTTTCGAAAATATCAGATATTCTTTGGATTGGTGATGCCGAGCAGCGTGGTCTTCTTGATCTCAACCTCCCGTTTGTCGAGGGCGATCCAATTGATGTCGCCGTTGAGGTCCGGAATGGCCTCTTTGATTTCGGAAAGCGTCGGTTTGTATGGGAAATATCGTTCGAGGGTTGCGTCTTTGGGGACGATGGAATAATCCACGGCTCCGTTGATGGTAAACCCCTCGCGATAACCGATGGTCAATACGTAAAGTGTCGTTGTCGAGCTCATTATTCATCCTCTTTCCGATAGAGACACTGGCAATCGACGAATTTCCGTCGTGCATATTGCCAGATGGTTGGTTTTCTATTGGGATCCATGAGGAGCCTCCTTATCGTCTGTGACGGAAAACCAATTTCCCTGTGAGTCCTGAAGGATCACCTTGTTGATAATTAACAATATGTTTTTCAAAACATGCTTATCTCCAAATATGTCGGCCTTGTAGATTCTGGATGCGCCGATTTTCGGCCTTGTGAGCCATTTTAAGGGCCCATAGAGAGGCGAACGCGATCGGAACGCTTAAAACTATGGATATGACCAGAAGGGCCGGGAAAACGGTGATTATAGCGTCAATGAGACCGATCATTTGAGCGCCTCCTTCTGGTCGTTTTGGCCTGAATATGAAACTTCGGGTCTTCCCTAACTGGCGTCCGATCCGATCCCTTCATGCAGTTCTGACATCCCGCATTGACATAGATGTTGCGTCCATCACTCCACGCATGGGTCGTATCGATCCAAATATACGGATCATATTCCGATTCGCAATGAAGTTTGTGCTCGTCGTGCAGCTCCTTGCGGATGGCTTCGAAGTCCGCATCATGGATTTCCATCATCAGACCTGCGGAAATATGGTTGTCGGTCACGATTTACTCCTTTGGTTCTGTCTTGTCACGGATCCACGTCAACCCTTTGCAAATCCATGCGGGAATATGGAACAGCCAACACAGAATCTCGGCCACGACCAATACCACGAATGTAATGATGCCAACATAAATAGGCATCATCGAATCATCGGGCGGCAGCGTGAATAGGGTGAAAAGAAATGTAATCAATAGCGACACGGTTGAGTTGGTGATCAGCGCGATTTCAATCGTGTCGACGTCAATATCGTCCATGTTCGCCCTCCTGTTCAAAGGTCCATTGCCTGTGATTGTCCATTTGTCGATACTCGTTCCTGGAAATATCGAATTGTGTCGATCGTCCGCATCGACAGCACATCACTTCACATTCATGGTGATCCGGCGTGATCTCCCATGCATCGGTGATGAGCAGCGATGCGTTTGGGTGACATCCAAGATATAGTCTTGCCCGATCGAATACATTCGCTGGCGCCATAATATGCTCCTAAAAGTAAGAGGGCATGAACGACGCGCGATGGTGCCGCCCATGCCCTTGGATGGAAATATGGTTTACTCGATGGACTTCAGGTCCGCATCGACCTTCTGGAAGGTCATGGTGTTGAGGGCCGTATCCGGTTCGTCATTGTCATAGAACTCGTCCTCGAATGGATCCTCATGCTTGGTTGCGATGAGCATCTGCAAATATGCGGTGTTATGATCCGACATCTTACCGCGGTATGCGGAGAACGACAGATTGATGTTCTCGATATCAGCCCAGTCCAGAATATCAACCGGGCTGAGGTCGACCTCCTCGCCCTGCACCACGGCCTTCCTATGTTCGGCCCACAGGCGCTTGTTGCCGTACTGGGTCTTGAACAGGATCTTCGGATTCCTCGTATCGGCCGGATCGTCCTTGAATTTCACGTTGACCTTGAGCAGGAGCTGAGGGTCGGCGTCGATCTTCTCGCGCATTCGGGGACGGAACCCCTCGTCGGTCAGGAAATCGAATTCATCTTGAGTCAGCTCGATGTTGAAGTTTCGATTGCCCTCGTCATTGAACTGACCTCCGTTACCGGCGAAGTTCGGATAGAGGAGCTTGGCTCCACGAATGCGGTACGACACACGACCACGGGAATCCACATACTTTTCGACTGCCATTGCTTTGTTCCTTTCATTTGCTTGGTTAAAATATCACTTGGTGATGAAGGTGGTCACCCGATCGACGAATGGCCTAGGATCGGTGATGTGGCCGTGATCGATGTTCTTTTGCAGGCATCGCTCCTTGGATCATGGCATTCCTTTCTGAAAAATATGGGCCCATGCGTCGGTCGCACAGGCCCATATGGTTTAATGGACAAATCAGTCGAGATTGATTCTATGGTCGTTCGACTTCACGACGCGGTCTTCGAATCTGAGACCGGCGAATTCACGGAACACCCGCTTGGCGAATTCCCTTCGGCTCATGTCCTTGTGTTCGGACCTGAGATCGAGAATATACCAGACGAGCGCACCGATACATGCGCCGATCAGGATGAGGGCCACGACCTGATAGTCGAGCAATTCGATAGTCATCGTTGCTCCTTTCCTATGAATATCCTTCATTATAGGCGATGACCTTGTCGCGAATATCAGGAGTGGTCTTTGTCGTTATGACGAAGCATCGTGTCAGATCCATGTTTTCGAGGAACATGGAGAACGCCGCGTCGTAGCGTCACGATCTCGTTCTCGTTGATCGGCACGTCCACTTCCTGACGAATGACACTGATGATCGTTACGTTGCGATTGTTGTCGTCAATCTCGGTCAAGAGCTTGTTCAGGGTTTTGATATCATCGGCTAGATCCGTGAACCAATGGGAGATCTCCTCCTTCTCTGGAGAACTTCCAAGAAAAGTCTCAATATAGGTCACGATGAACCGGTGCAGTGTTACAATCTGGTCCATGATGTCCTCCTCAGTCACTCATCGCCGCGATGCGCATGACGTCCATCATCGACTTGTTACGTCCGATGTTGTAGCCGACGTAGAAAATGGCACCGGCGGCGATGATCAGCGACTCCGGGTGCTTCTCGATAAAGTCCATGACGGTATTGCCCGCCTTGTCAATCTCGTCATTGACGTTGATGGTCTTATCTTCCATGGTTGTCTCCTTCTTGTTCTTTCGGAATTTCGGTGAAATATGAATGTTGAAGTCCATGATCAATCCTTGCGCTTGTGTCGGGTTACGGTGATGTCGTAGATGGCTTCAATGGGACCTTCGACCATGACCTGCCGTCCACAACCAGTGCAGATGAACACGGCGATGATCCTATGGTCCTTGAAATATACATCATGAGGATGGACGTCGTAATCGCATTCGCATCCCATGAGTTCGTCGATGTCGTTTTCTTTCACGGTCGACCAGGCTTCCTATTGCGAATATGATCCATCGCGGACTTGAATCGTTCGTTGGCTCCTGTGTTGAGCGCGACGAACGCGATGACTCCGACCGCAGGGACGATGATGTCCCTGATCCAGAGTCGCGCCTCGCGAGCGGTGTCGATGGTACGCTGTTTCATGGTTTGCTCCTTTCATAAAATTATAGGCCCATGCGTTGATGCACGGGCCTATAATGTTGATCAGTTCTTGCTCTGATCGGATTCCTTCTGGAGATTGAGATCGTTCTGGACCATCCACTTTACGGTATCCTCCAGATGCTCGATGCGTTCGTGATCGTTCATGGTCGTCTTATATTCCTTATAGGCGAAGGCGATCGAGATCGCACCGGATGCAGCTGCGATAACCGCACTGGCGATGGTGAGCATATCTTTCTTGTCCATGGTGGACTCCTTTCATATACTATAACTCTTCATTATAGAACATGTTTCTGTCGCGGATACTCCGCCCACCAGATGGTCGGATGTGTCCATCTACGGGCATGCTTGCCTCGATGAATCCGGTTTTCGATGATCCACAGCAGATGTCGATACGGTGCGTCATTGACGTATTCGCCGGTTGGCGTTACCAGCCAATACACCAGAAGCCCAACAAGGGTGAAAGCCGCTGTGTATAAACAGCCCAAACAAATCATCAGATCAATCATTACAATCACCCATGTCGGAGAAGTTCGGATCGTCGTCCAACTCGGGAGCTTTCTCGGCATTGGGATCGTCGCCGATTTCATCGACCGATGTTGTAATCCTCAACCCTTGTGTGTAAATATCATCGTTGATTCTGCGGAGCTCGTCGTATTCGTCATGCATCTGAAGGATATGGTTTCGGATCCAGGTGATGCTACTGGTGATCTTCATCAGCAGAATCAACATCGTCGCGATCGTCATTCCGATCAGTGTCTTCATCTTCCGGCTCATTGTTTTTCTCCTTGTGGAACTTATTGTAAATATCAGTGACGTCACGCACACCGTTCTTGGTTACCAGATTCGCCTTATCAGCGGTTTTGACCATGATGAAGACGATTCGATCGTCCTCCTTGCACCAGTCTCTCGCATCGAGCATCACTTCATCATCGGTGAACTCCTTGGCGTTGATCTGAACCGTAGGAACATCGGGATCAAAATCAACGATATGCCAATCCTTGAGATAGATGTTCTTTTCACAGTGATTCCTTTTGCGAATATAACGGATTAAAAAGTCAGCTCCTTGGGTTGCCAGATAACTGATGATCGTTCCGATGACCATGGCTAGAATCAGTCCGAAAATAAAATTGATACTCATGGATGAACTCCTTTATAGTGTTTAGAAATGATGGTGATCGCAGAACCAGCTAATGACCAGCATGAGAGCGAGCAGAAATATAACGATGATCGCCTCAGACCAGGTCATGCAGCCAGCTCCTTCATGAGATCGTTCGATGCCGGATTCGGCGAGGAATATGGACTACTCTCGTCGATCAGCCATTCGTACGATCCGTATTGTTCGATGGTGTCGATGGCATCATCGGCCAATCGCTCATAATATCGTCGGTCAATCTCTGAAGAAAGGCCATTGTCTCGGATGACCGAATGTTCCTTCCAGCGATACCCTTTTGTTCCAGATACCGCATCGTAACCGCCTCGGCTGTTCTCACGTACCAGTAGACCTCCTCCGCATCCCGATTTGACGGGGGAAAAAGCCGAAACCTTACCAACAAAGCTATAATGATGCTCGTCCGGTCCAAGTCCCTCGTTGAAATCGAGGAAAATATTGGACTGAGCCGATTTAGTCTCTCGGAAATCCTCTAGACCGACAGGCTCTTTGGTAAACAGGGTCTTAAAGACATAAGGAACCTGGAACTGCAACCCAGTAGCGGTCCACTCACCACAGTGCTCGCCGTAGGCTGAATGAGCGATGTAGGTGGACTTATTGACGATGCACATCTTGTCATAAATGGACTCCAATTCGAAGTTGTATCCGTATTGTTTACCCATGGCGGTAACGAAGTCGATGATATCGCGGTCCACATCGGCGATCTTGATCGAATCGGTTTTGATGTGGACCACGGTGTATCCGAGTTCCTGTACCTTGTGCTTGAGCGCAATCATGAACAAGGCGCCTCGTTTGGCGACTTTGTTGTCGAGATTGCGGTTGTTCGGATTGGCCGCATCGTTGAACCGGGTGGGGAACGAGGCGCTGGTCAGGCCATAGACCGCGTTGATGGCGATCTTCAGAGCCTGAGCCAGCGCCTTGGAATCCTCACCCTTGAGCACAGGTTCGAGATCCTTGATGCGTTCCTCGGGAACGAATTTCCTGAAAATATCAAGGCATCGATCGAAGTCTTTATGCTTGATGGCGATACGGGCCTGTCGGATGGCGTCGAACCGTTCGGTATATGGACCGAAGAGATTCATGGCCACGATCGAACTAGGATGCATGGATGAGACATCGAGCAGTCCGACATTTCCGAACATGCCTCCGAGATGTTCTTCTTTTACGACCATTGCGCATGCTCCTTTCCAAATATCTTCAGCGATTCGGAGTTCAAAACCCTATCCATTGTTTTTTTTTACCTCCCATGGATGTGGAATATCCTTGTAATCCTGATCGACATTACCGTTCTCCATGCCATACACCCAGACATAGCCGCCTTCTCTCGGATATTCGCCCATGTACTGGGACTTCTTATCCTTGAGTGCATATCGATCAAAGGCATATCCCGGGAACATCTCGGACAGTTCGGGGAAGTTGAACTCCGACTGCGGATGCTTGTTGTTCCCGAATATGATTTGTGCGGTATGGGTGTTGGTGGTGTCGTTGACCGTCAGGCCACTGAGCATTGCCAGCATCTGGCGTGCAGTGAAATCCTCTTTGAGGTGCTCGAACACGGCCTTGGTGGCCCTGACGTCGTCCTCGCAATATGATTGCACCAATGCCCATTTGTCCTCGGGAACCGGTTGGTCCCACGGCATGCCAAGCTCGTGATGGTCGATGCCCAATTCGATCTCCCACTTCTTCAACGACTGCTTCTTGGCGGAGAAATCATAAATATCAGTATAGGATGCGTTATAGGCCTGACCGAACATGGCGTTCTTGTTTCCGCTGACGATCCGCATCGACAGATCATACAACTGGGCGTTGCTGTATCCCATGACACCCCACGCCCAGAGAATGTGATTGTCGTACTTGCGGTTGTTGAATCCCACCAGATTCTCATCGAGTAGTGTCATGATGTTCTGCCGCTGAGGATTGATCCATGTCTTGACGACGTCCGAATCGCTTTTCATGAAGCAGACCATGAAGAGGTTCGGAAAGACCTCGACATCGAAGAAGGTGAGAATATCGGCGTTCTTCGGATCGCTGCCCTTCGGAATATCATCGGACTTGAACTTCATCTCGTTCACCAAAACGATGCAATAATCCGACCAATGCGTCGACCGCAAAGCGAAATCGAATATCTCATTACGCATGTCGGTGACGTCGTATGGTTTACCGGACTCATGCATCTCGTCCATGAGCTTCTTGATGAACTCGACGCTCGGCTTGGTCCCAGGACAACACTCCTTGCGCAGAGCCTTCTTGATGACGTTGCGTAGATGCTGTTCGTCCTTGAGTTCCTTCTGATTGATCACGGACTTTTCTCCTTTCAACGGAAGGCCGCTTGAAATATGGGAGATCTCATGATCGTTGCACAGTGAGAGCAGACGCCGTAGGGATGAATTACCTCGGAAGACCTTGATCTCGACGTGGATGTCATAAAGGTTTTTGAGTCGGGATACGTCTCCATCGTAAATATAGTGGAGGTGCAATCCCTGTCCGCTCTTGGACACCTCGGCATAGGTCGGAGGGAACTTGCGGGCCGCCTCGAGATTGGCCTGAAGCGATTTCTCGCCATCCTCTCCTCGAATATCGAAGTCGATGACGATGTGGTTTTCCGGGACCTTAACCCAATGAAGTCGACTGGTGTCGAGGTCTTTGAGTGTGGTGCTGACTTGGGCCCATTTGGCAACCGGGGATCCGCTTTCGTCGTCTCTAGCATATTGCGCAGGGCAATCATGACAGAGTTCGTCGAATCGACTGTCCGTTTTAGCAAGTCGAAGCCACGAGACATGGTCGTCAGATGTTCGAGCATGTCGGTCAGAAGAGTCAACGATTCTCGATTCGAATTTGTCTCGCTGAAATCCATGATAGGTAACTGCCTTACTTGCTCCACGATCCATGTTCTCGAAATATGAAGCCAGTTCGAACATGAACTCGGAGCGTTTCATGACGTCGGTGATGTGGGCTTCCTCACACCATTCCTTATAGGCACGCCACAGATCGGCCAGACGCACTGGCTCATCGATGTCCATGAGGTCGATGTTGTCCTGAACGAATGTGTAAATATCATTCGTCTTGGCGATCATCTCCGTTGGACGATACTGGGAATATCGGTTGACCCCGAGTTTCCTGTAGACCTCACGACAATGATAGGCAATGGCGCCCAATTCGAATCCGATCTGTTTCATGCAGTCGAAATAATCATCCGGCGCCAATGTGTTACCAGTCGGATAAATATCAATCAGTCTCCTTGTGATGCCCGACTTGGCGTCGGTGATCTTCACCGGCTTATTCGTTGCCATGAATAACATCGTCTTCAGCGGAACGGTGTACTGTTTGACACCCTTTTCGTTGACTACGATCTTCTCATGCGCAGCGATCTGATTAAGCAGGGTGTTGTCCCACATGTGACTCAGATCGCCATCGGTCTGGATACCGATGAGCGGAGAGTTCTTGAAGGACGCGGTGCTGAATTGGTATCCCTTGCCGAGTTCCTCCGCATTGAAATATGCGATGTATCCAGGGAAGAGCATCTCGATGATATTGAGAATCGTCGACTTTCCGGTTCCTGGATCACCGTAGATGACGAACATCTTCTGGATGCGTTGAATATCATTACCGTCGACCAAGGCGCCGATGCCCCATTCGAGCTTTTCGCGTTCGGATGGGGCATACAGCGTATTCATGAGCCGGTCGTATGCCGAGGTGTCTCCCTCGGATATCGCGTATTCCAGTTGCACGGTGGCGTAGTCCTCGCGCTTCGGAGTGTCATTGGCGAATATGATTCGCTGATTGAGCACCGCATCACTGTCGGCCAGATTGCGCAGTCCGGAAATATACCTGTTCCAGCAACCATTGGAGGTGTTCTGCATAAGCATGCAGGTCACTTCATTACCGTCTGGAGACTCATACGAGTCGGCGAACTCCTGAATATCACGGTCGATCAGCTCGCCAAGGCGTTGAAGGTTCTGTGACCAGAGATGACTATCCGGATCGAACACCGCATAAAACGACCCGCCTTTGACGAGCAGATCGCGATACCCTCGCATCTTCGGATCGGCGAATATGGATTCATGGCCCTTGTTTGTCTTTTTGACACGCACCTGCACTTGATCCATCTTCGCCTCCTTTACATATCGGGGATATACTGTTCGTTGAGCCAATATTGCATTTGCCACCACCATTCGGATGGGCGGATATCCTTGTCATCATGAACGATGAAGAGTCCGCCGCCCGATCCGTCAGGTCGGTACTGTCGATCCATCATGATGTCGCATCGGTCCTGAATATAACACTCAGGATCTCTCTGGTTGAGAAACCAGTCATCCGAGCATCGTGTCAGATCCATGTTTTCGAGGAACATGGAGAACGCCGCGTCGACCGGGACGATGGCCAGTACATCGTTGACCCGTTCGGCCAAGGCGACGAGGAACTCAAGGACCGAGCATCTTCGAATACCGCTAACCAACGAATATCCGGTTCGGCGTGTGTATACATCACGTAACGACTCGCCGTCGGATATCCGATTCCGATCCATCATGACACTGGAATGGAATGGTATGGCCGCAAGAGACATGCTGAGATCGACGTATTCATCGAAATTCACACGACGACGTAGCCATTGAATATACGATGCGTTGAAAAATGGCGATGAATTACTGGTCATTGACCTCCTCCATTTCGGCCGCTATAGTTGAATTGAACCGCTTTTTTGGTCGGTATAACTCCTCTTCAGGAATGCCTAGCACCTCGTGCTGGTACGATCCGTCATGCCGGGTGATCTCGTAGTCGGTCTCCAGAATATCATTTCTGCACCACACGACGTTAGGATCACCAGTCTGCGACGATCTTCCGAACTTGTTGAGCACGATAGTGTTGATGATGGCATCCGGGTCCTGAACAATCTCCATTCCTCGGGCAAGCACGTCATCGTCCTCCCAGTAATCGAGATTCTCCGTATCGATGAACCACGGGGCATTCTCGTGATCCTCCTCGGAGATCTGGTAGCTCGGATCGTCATCATCAATGGACTGATGCCAGCGACGCGCCTTGATCGTCATGATGATTGATTGCTCAATGCGCTCGTCCCCGTTCGCCTCGTCATACTGACGCTGTTCGTCATCGGTAAGGGGGCCATCCCATCGCGGAACGCCGTCATCGATGATGAAATTATCCCGATCCGGTTCCTCGGCATCGATGCCCACGGGGTCATCGTCGAGCTCATCACCACGTTCATCGGAAATATCCTTTTGTTCGGTGACTTTAGGATCGCCATACGTCTTGGCGGCCTTGACGGCCTCCCATTCCTTCTTCACCTCGATGATCTGATCGTCGTAGAAGTCAAGCTCCTGCTCCTTGCGCCTAATGGCCTCGTCGGTTGACCGCTTGACGTTGACGAACTTCTCATGGTTGTCTTTGAATTGCTGGTTAAGTTCATGCTTCTTACGTTCCAGATCGGCGATCTCTTGCTCGAGGTCCTTCAGTGGAATATACCGCTTGTATATACCGAAGTAGAATACAGCGGTCGCCGTCGCGGCACCAGCGGCGAATCCGCCCACTACAAACCCAATGGTCTTGAGATTCATGGATACTCCTTGATTGAACGAATGGGACGGCCATCATGAAGACGACCGTCCCGAAAATATCATCGATTAGATCTTATCGTAGATGATGCCATCCACGTTGAATGTCAGCAGGATGCCAAGCTTGCCATCCCATGGTTCAGCGTTGCTATAATCCCACGGATCGTCGCTATTCACGCCGAACACACCGAAATCGACAAAGGGGCTCTGATGCTCATCATCGATGATCCATCCCAGGACTGCACCTTCCTTGCTATCCTCGATTCCAAGCATGCGATACACATCATTAAGGAACAGATGACCGTTGGCATAGAGCTGATCGTTCGCTTGGTGGAGAACCGAGCGAATATGCGCGATATTCTGATCGGGATTGGTCTTATCCCAATAGATCGAGTATTCGTCGAAATATCGGGACAGTCCTTCACGGTCGATCATGTCCTTGTCGTAATGGCGAACGGTCTTTGTCTCTCCGGTCTCTTCGTCGGTGATTTCCTCTTCGACGATTCCCTGATAGATATCGCGCTCCTTGTCCTCGCCGAATTGCTTGCGAACACGACCTCGATAGTCGGAGAACTCCTTGGATACGGCCGTGAACGCCGAGGCAGCCGCCATGTATCGTCCGTCCAGAATATGATGTGCGGACAGCACACAGGCGATGCTCACTCCGGTCAGTGTGATCGTCGGCAAATACAGACGAGCGATCTCGGCGCCGGTCTCGACATAGACCATGGCCTTGTCATGCTTCTGTGTCTTGTCGTCGTAGACGATCTCGTCGTCGTTTTCGGCCTCCTTGGCCTTCTTGGAAATATCCACCATCTTGTCCTGATGATGATCCATGACGGTATCCAGCTTCATCGTGGAATATACCGCGAAGCCCGTGGCAGCCACACCTGCAACGATGCCCACGCCGACGAGAATCTGCGGGGAATGCTTGTCAAGTTGCAGCAACGCCTTGTTGCCGAAACGTACGATGGTTTCCTTTACACTCATGTTTATTCCTTTACGTTGAAATATAATCTCGGGGATCTCCGGAACGTCTCCGAGAATATCATTCAGTATTTGAACGACCACGGTTCGTCACTTGGACAGAGACGCGCCACGGCCACACTGGTGCTTTTGTCGATGGTAATCTCGAAGATCGTTCCATCATCTTCCAGCACCTTGACGCCGGTATTGTCATCGTTTACTCGATAGTCGAGAGCTTCCTGATCGATCTTGGAAAAATATCGACGGACGCGATCCTTCCAGATACGAAGCGATTTACGATCCTCATCCGAAATACATCGCGTTTTGTCGATGGGAAACAGACCCGTCTTTTCGAAGGCGCTGAACTCAGCCATGGTGAGTCCTCCTGTATTCTCTGGCTCTGCGGAGAAGGTTGAGTTTTACGACGACCTGTTCGTCACTCATCTTATCGACCTTCATCTTCCACAAAGGATTGGAATGCCACGCTCCCAGAATATGCCGCTCTTCGGATGCGCTCATCGCAAGCTCTCGGTTCTCGGCATATTGAGGACATAGCCATCGCGATATCGCGCTATGGTTGCCCGTGCCAGATCAGTCCATCCGATATCATAATCGGTATATCTTGGGGATATACCGGATGCCTTGAGCAGATCGGCCACGCTGCATTGACCATAATGATCAATGGTATCCCGCAACGTATCCATGACTGCCTCGGCATCACGACGATCGCGGAATGTAATATCATCGAAGTCATTACGGTTTCGGACTTCAATATCACGTCGTCCTGTGGAACGATCCCGACTCATCGATGAATAGCTGGTATATCCTCGATTTGTAGAGTTGTTTCTTGGACGAACCTCACCGAACAGCAGACGACTGAATCCCTGGGATACGGTATCGTATAGCATGTCCTTGGCGTTTGGAATCATGACGTCTTTGACGACATATGATACCACATCGCGAAAATCGCCACCGAAAAATGTCTCGGCGACCTTCTGGACCTTGTTTTTCTTTTTGCGAACGACTTCTCCTTGCACAACCTTATCGACGTCGTTCGGTTTGTCGTCATTCGGTTCGATTCCCAACGCTTCTCTCGAAACGTCGAAGGTCTCCTTATCAACTTCCGCCATATGGAACTCCTTTCGAAAAATATGAGGAGAGGATCTCATACGGATCCCCTCCTCACTATAGACTATGAGAATATCGCGATCAGCCCTTGATGTTCGGCAACAGAGCGCTCACGAAATTATCGGCTTCGCCCTGCGTGGTATACATGGCAAGCATGAGTTTGCCATGGGCTTCGCTCTTGTGGAACTCTTCGATCTCCTCGGGCGTGGCGTGGCGGAATCGAGGCACCATGCGACGTTCTCCGGTCTTCTTGTCGATCTTTTCCTCCTCATAACGGAAGCCATACGTCATGTCGACGAAGTTCTCAAAAGCCGTGATCTTCGTCGACATGTCGTCGGAGGAAAGATCGTCCGATAGTTTCTGGAGCTTATTGTTCTTTAGCATATCGATGATAATGTTATTGTCGAGATGGAAGAGCAGATCCTCGCTCTGCTCGATGCCATCGATGTCGGTGTAGGTGACAGTCTTCTTGATCATGATATGGTTCCTTTCTGGAATATATTGTTATTGGTTGAAAATATAGGCCCATGTTTCCATGAGCCTATACGTATATTAGTTTTCATCGGACGGTTTGTCGTCCAATTCGGGAATGTCCTCAGCTTCGCTCTCGGCTTCCGCCTTTCGTTCATTCGCCTTGCGGATCGCGTTACCTACGACCTTCTGAGTCACCGATTTAGTTACTACGGTCAGCGCGCTTCCGGCTACCGTAACTACCAAACCAACGGCGATCTTCTTCGGATCGACTTCAGCGTTCTTCGCAAGGTTCTTGACGATGGCATTACCAAGAGCCTCACCAAATGATTCCTTCATTGCAGTTCCTTTCGTTGATGAATTACTTCATTATATGACATGTTTTCATCACGAATCAGTACCTACGCGCCGTATCGGCAACGGGACTTGTGGAGAACCGCATGACCAGACACGGGATGTTGTTATCGGAAAGCATCGATGAAAAAGATACGTCGATGCGATTATCGATGGCCCATCCGAGTTCCTCGCCGATCGGAGCCGGATCGAGACCAAGTTTGTCATAGAACTCGTTGAGACCGACCCACATACCCGGGCCATTGATGAGCTCATAGTTGAGATCATTCACGGCCCTGCGAATGGATTCCGGATTGGAATGGAAATATCGGTCCATGAGCTGATCGTAGCACAGAACATCACCGATTCCCGGAATCAGATCCTGATCGGATGGCGGGTTCTTGCGAATATGTTCCTTGGAGATCTCATCGTCGATTTCCTGCGCCTTCTCCTTTCCGAGTTCCTCGATGATCTTGGTCCGGTATTCCGACGCGGCCTTGGTGGCCATGGTGTATGCCGATGCATAGGCGGCGATCTTTCCGGCCGAGATCTGATGATGGCCGATGACGCATGCAATGGTCGTTCCGGCCATAAGCACCGTGGAAATATAGCACGGCACGACACGCTTGACGACCTCGCTCTTCGGCATATCGTCATGCTCCATCTCAATCTCCAGAATGACGTCACGGGCCTTGACGGCATCATGGGCTGCACATACGGCCGTGCCCACAACACCAGCACAGGATATGACGGTCAGAATCGTACCCGCGTTGTGTTTGACGAAATCCTTGACGGATTCGAGATTCATTGGTTGCTCCTTTCAGAAAATAAAGGCGCCACGTTTCCGCAGCGCCTTTACGGCATTGAAAAATGTCACTCCTCGACGGACGTGGAATCCACATCGTCGGAAGAGTCCTCGATGGCCTCCGGTTCGGTGACATCGATCAGTTCATCCGGTTCGCCGATGAACTTGACAACCGCCAAAGCCGCAACGGCTCCGACGACGATCGCACCAACGGTGAACTCGTACTTATGATCGACCACGAACTTCTTGGTCTTCTCGAACTGTTCTTTCATGGTATTATCCTTTCCTAGAGGTTTGACTCTTCATCATATGCCATGTTTTCGCCGCGAAGGATGGCGCTTCTGAAGGCCCGGACATGGCCCTCGATCCGATCGGCCTCAATGTCCGGTCGCCTGACCATGCCGATCCGCATCTTGCAGACATCTCGAAAACACATGTCGATCGATGAGAAATCCATCGCATCGGCCTCCATGCGTCGATTGATCTCATCGGGGTCGTCGCCTCGGACGAGCAGCCGCGCCTTGCGCACATCGTCGGGAATATCGAGATAGACGCCGAAAACGTTCTCGATCTGGTCATAAATGCGTAAATATGATTCCGGATCGATGACGGCGACGCTATCCACCGCGCGATAGAGATCCGACCAAGCGAACGCATAACTCCACACGCCAAAGACGGTGGAATATGTCCTAACGCAGGTCAGTTCCCCATCAAGAAACGCATTATCGAATTCGGCGTCAGTGATGAAATGATAGTCTATACCTTCGATCTCGTTGTCCCGTGGAGGCCTGGTCGTATACGCAAGGATCTGTTCATACCCACGACGTTCCAATTCCCTGGCGAGCGTGGTCTTTCCCGATCCCTGGGGACCGATGAGGAAAATATGGACGCAATCGCTCATGATCGCCTTCTTTCTTGTCGATCCGGTGTGTACGAAAAAATCGAAGTCTGCATCCGTCCCACCGTAATAATGGTTGACGGTGAAATGACATAGCAGTCCGGATTTTGTCCCGACCACCATATGGTTCCATCCATCAATCTGGAAACACAGACGCTCGCTCCAATATTGCGGAAAATATCGTTCGAAGATATAGTCGATCCTATATATGCATGGTGTCATGAGTTTCTTCTAAGAAAACGGAACACGATCCAGATAAGCCACAACCCTCCTGTGAGACCGGTCAGGACCAGGTCAAGCAGAAAATTGAGAATACCGTATTTCTTTTTCATAATGCAATCCTTTCGAGAAAAAAATATAGGCGTCACGTTTCCGCAGCGCCTATATGGGTCATTGTTCAGGTTCGACGATTGTCGCGTGTTCAGTTGCGGCTTTCATGTAGTCAAACATCGTCTGGGTGAGGTTGACACCGTGTTCCTTTGTCTTTTCGATCGTTTCCTTGAGTTTGTCATCGGTATAACATATCGCAATACCGTCCTTCCACAGTTCGTTTGCAGTCTTCTCGCCAAGCCAAATATAGTCCTTTTGGACCGAATCCGGCTTGGCGATCTGAATGGCAACAACCGTGGAGACGACGCCAAGTGCAGCTACTCCTCCAATGACGAGCCAAGGATGATCGGAGCAGAACTTCCGAATACGGTTCGGCTTCTTCTCAGATTCGTTCTTGTTCATGTTGGTTCCTTTCCTGAATCGAATATGTTGAACCTTCACTATAATCCATGTTTCGAACGCGAGAAAAATATAAGTGCCATGTTTCCATGACACTTATATGGTTGCGATTATCATTGATTGTTTGAAGTGGTCGATGCAGCGGCATTGAAAGCTTCGACGACAGTCAATTTCGTTTCATCATCGAGCGTCTTCAAGGCTTCATTAAATTGCCTTCCGAATCCTATTCCATCGGCGTCATACTGATCGATCCTTCCGGAGAAATAACAGTACCCACCGAACGCAAGTGTAACGATTCCGCAAGCGCCGATAATCAAGCCGGTTTTGTGCTCGTTGATGAACTTCTTGATACAGTTCGTCTTGTTTTCATTGTCGTTCATGGTAACTCCTTACTATGATGAATTATCCTTCACTATAATCCATGTTTCGAACGCGAGAAAATAAGAGCCCATGTTTCCATGGACCCTTATCCTGAATCTCCGTTCAAATATGAACGTCTGTCGTCAGATCTTCGGCTTCGGAACGAAACTCAGCGCCTTTGTCGTAATGACGTGGTCGGTCTCGAATGCGAACATCAGTCCCAGACAAAGCAGCGTCCCTCCGACCCCGACGACCTTCGCGATCATGGCATTGCGATCTTCGTTATACGTCTTCTTCGCTTCCACCAAGACCTTGAGGTCATCGACGGCCATACGGGCGTGATTGTCATCGACCGCTCCGTAAATATTGGCCAACGCCGCGTCGATATTATCATCGAACGCCTTGTTGATGTTCCGATGCTGTGATTCGAACTTCATAGTGTTCTCCTTTGTTCGGTTGCTTCACTATAAGACATGTTTTGGGCGCGAAAAAAAAATATAGGCGCCATGTTTCCATGACGCCTATACGTGTCAGCGATCAACAATCACCGGATTGTCGATAACGGCTTTCAGAATTTCGAGTCCATCCTGAGTGACTGAGCAACCGTCGTTCTTGATGTTGTTGAGAAGCTCATCTCGTTGGGTTCGGTCGAACATTACCACGAGGTTATCTCTGCCGAATATTACGCATTTGTCATCAGGTCCCTGTGCGTCAACGGCACCGCTGACGCCGGAAATGACCGGATGCTTCTTGCCATAATATACAGCCCAGCCTACGAATCCCACTAATGCTGCGACACCGACTCCGATCTTGATGGCGGTCTCATGCTTATCATAGAACTCGACGATCTTGCTCTTCGCGTTCTCAAGTTTCTCGTTCTTCATGATTTTCCTTTCGAAATATAGTGAATTATCGCTTCATTATAATGCATGTTTATATCACGAGAAGCCAAAAATTAAGAGGCCATGATATGGTCACGACCTCTTAATTCTTATAAACATCACTGCTTATTGGCAATATACTTGTTGTACTGCTTCGTGGAGATGCCGAGGATGATACCAAGGAACCAGTCCACGGCCATCACGACCGCCAGCATGACCTCCGCGTACGGAAGTCCGGTTGCGCCGGCGATGATGGCGTACAGCACGCCGAGACCGGGCAGAATATACTGCACGATCCACTTCATGATGTCGTACGTCTTGTCCGACATGAGCAGCGGGATGATCTCCTGTTGAACGAAATCGGGATTGAAGACCTCGTCGGTCGGTTCCTCGGGAGCCGGTTCGGTGTTCTGATCGGTCATTTCTCCTCCTTTCTTGTTTCAACGATATCGAGCGGAAGCTTGTTGACCTCTTCGGCGACCTTCTTGGCGTAGCCGTTGCCGCCCATGGCGCTGTATGGGTAATAGAGGTAGTGATTGAATTCATCGAGGTCATCGAGAGTGATGCGGTTCTGCTCCAGATAATGCTTGCCGACCTCCACGATCTTGGCGTGAGCGAGTCCCCGCACCATCTTCTCGATGGCCTCGATGCGTTCGTCCTCCGAATCGTCATTCTTCTTGCGATTGTTGATGACCGTGGTGACGAACGCCCAGAGTCCAGACGAAGCGAACACTGAGCATACGACGGTGACGATCGTCTGGACCCATGGGTTCATATCGATTCAGTCACCTCCGCATCAAACGGTCAACGTGGTCGACCACTTGGTGAGACTCTCCTTGATGCGCTTGCGCTGCTCGGGAGTGGCGTCCCTCCACATGGTCTCGACGTCAGTCTTGAGGCGGTTGAGCTTCTCGTCCGGCGTCATGGTCGACATGTCGCCATGCTGGAGCGTGCCGCCATCGGAGCTCATATCGCCGTCCCAGTCGCGGCGCTCATTGCCGGGATATCGGCGGCCGACCGTGTTCCTGCGACGGAAACGTCCGGATGACGTACGATTACGGTTCGGCATGTCGCCATGCTCGATCCATTCCTCGTACTCGTCATCGTCCTCATCGCGGTCTTCTCGATCATCGCCTTCCTTCATGGCCTTGACGACGGTCTTGTAATAGCAGGCCTCCCAGCAGCACTTCTCCGCTTCGGCCAGGTGATGGATCATGTTGATCATCATGTCCATGCCCTGGACGTCCTGGATGGTGCTGCGTTCGACGTCAAGGTCGTCCATCTTCCCGCGGACCTTGCGCATGAGGGCGTCCTTCATGTCGCAGATGCCGTCGAGATCCTTAGTCATATGAGTCATGGCAGCCTCCTTATGCGATCCTGCGAGCGGTGAATGCCGCGTTCGCGTCGATGGTCACCGGTTCGGTTCCGGTGTTGGTCACGGACAGCGTGACGTCCTCGCCTGGGCATACCTTAAGATATGTCCGGGCTGCGAGGTTCTGGTATGAATTGGCGGTATCGATGGTCTCGATCATCGTCGTCTCGGCCAACGGGGTGCCGTCGATGGTCATCGCCAGCTGGACCTCGGTTCCCGCGGTGCCGCTGGTGACGTTGCCGTTGAAGCTCAGATCGAAGATGCTCGCCTGGCCGCAGCGGTTCCCTCGGCCACGCAACCGAACGGCTCCGGATCCCTGACGATGATACTCGGACCCGCCGCAGCCGTTGCGGTCGCATCCGGTGTGGATCACCGTCAGGTTGAAGGTAACAGTCCCGCCGACGGGGATAACCTCCACGGCGGAATTCGACAGAACAATCATCGGTTATACCTTCTTTCCGTGGCTCAGCAGCCGCAGGACTGATAGCAGTTCTGCTGGCCACCGTAGTAGCCGTTCGGGTTCGGCACCGTGTAGGCCGGAACCGGAGCCGGGGTCTTCAGCTGGGCGACCAGATATGCGTTCTGGTTGGACTGGGAGGCCGACAGGTTAAGGGCGTTCACCTGGGAACGCAGCTCCGCGATGGTGTTGTCCTTATCCTCCATACGGTAGGCCACCAGTTCGTCATGCAGCTGACGGTAGTTGGTGTTTTGATTCTCGGTGATATCGCGAGCCGCGTTGGAGATCGCCGTGGTGACCGCGTTGGTGCTGGTCGCCATGTTGTAGTTCACGCCTGAAATGGCCTCGCGGTTCTGGCAGCAGCAATCGGCCAGCTGCGCCTGAAGGGCGGCTGCGGACTGCTGCTGGGCGAACTGGGCCTGGGTGATCGCGTTCGCGGTATTGTAGCCGTTCTGCATGATGTTGGTGTTTACACCGTTGATCTGGCTGGCCACATCATAGCCGAGGGAACAGATACCCGAGTTGATGCCGTTGAGCATGGTGTTGACGGACTGGTTGTTGAAGCCCGACTGAAGCTCGGCACAGGTCGCAGGGGCGCAACACCCGCCGTTGCCGGAGCCGTAGCCTCCGCCGAACGCGCCGTTGCGTCCCCAGCCGAACAGCAGGGCCAGCAGGATGATCCACCAGCCATCACCGTCGCCGAAACCGTTGTTGCGGTTCCCGCCGGTGACTGCCGCAACGTCGGCGGCACTGAGGTTATTCGAAGCGAATATGATAGTTCCTCCTTATGTTGTTTTGTTGATTGTTATTTGTTTCCTTAGGGAAGTCCAAGGAAGGCCTTGGCTTGCTGGAGCGCGGTGTTCCAGTCCATCCCCAAAGTGTTGATGTAGTTCTGCGCCAGCTGTTGCCCGGATTGGGCATCCCTACGCTCCAAGGCGTTGAGAATGGGCGCGTTGTTGGGATTGTTGCGCACGACGGGATTCTGCTGCAACATCCGTTGAAGAATATCATCGGGTCCAGGCATGACGTCCTCCATCAATTCGTCAAGGATTCCGTAAGCTGCGTAATCTTGCCCTCCAAGGATTCGAGCCTCCTGAGGATCTCGTCCTGCTGCGAGGGTTCCTGAGGCTGGGACTGCTGGACCTCCGGAATATAACGGACCGTGGCGATGGTGCCATCCGGCTGCCACGACTTGGCGAGGATCGATGACCCGTCCTGCATGGGGAAATATGCGGGAGCGCCGTTCTGAGGGACCTCGGAGACGGGGATCTGGTCGTTCGCCGTGACGATATGACCGACTAGAGGTGGATTGGCCTGCGTCTGGACCTGCTGGACGGGCAACTGCGCCGTCTGCGGTTGCATGTACGGCTGCGGGCCCTGCCACGGAGACTGCGGCAGATAGGTCTGGCACGGGTTGTATCCGTAGGTGGGGCCGTTGTATTGAGGCATGGGCATGATGGACTCCTTTCGATGCATCCTTTATGTGTATAAAAGAACCCTCCTCCGGGCCAATGACGACGGTAAAAGGATGGGAAACCCGTCATCGGAGCATCCGGAGGAGGAAATATCATTCGACGAGTGTCCAGTACGCCGGATACGTGTCCGGATTCCACACGCACGCCGTGCCGACCGGAGCAACGCAACGGTAGTGCTGGCTGTTCCAGGTGATCTGGTCGCCATTGTGGTAGGCGTCATGTTCACCGGTCGGCTGCACGTACTCGGGCCACTCGTCGGCTGGTTCCTCGGGTTCACCGGGGTTGGTCGATGAGCCGGTTTCCAGCTTGCTCAAACGCTCCTCGACGGTCGTCTCCCATTCCTCGATGGTCTTCACACGGTCGGCCAACGGGGCGTAGGAATCGTCGGGCTTGGCGTTATGCTGCGCCTGTTCGAGAAGCTGCTTCATCTCGTCCTCGGTGAGCTCGCCCATTGCATACAAGGTCTTGATACGTTCGGTGAGGTCTGAGAGGTCGTAGCCTCCGGCGTTAATGATGGTCTGGAACGTTGCGAACACGATAACTCTCCTTACTGGTTGGTTTCCAAAGACTTGATGCGAGCCTCCAATGCTTGCACTTGCGTGGACAGACTGGCGATATTATTTGCCAAGGCGGTGATGTCGGACTGCGTCGCCAGAGCCGAACCGTGTTGACCGTTCTTGTACTCCTCCACCACGCCGAGTGAGACCGTACGGGCCGTCTGGTCGACGTAGGATTTCGTGGAATAGGTCTGGGCGGCTTCGGCATCGGTGAGAAGATCCTCGGGAGCGGGGGACCAGGCGGTGAGTTTGTTGCCTTTTTTGATTTTGGCGTTCACGTCGGCCACATCACCCTGCACCTGCGTGATGGTGCTCAACAACGAGTTGACCTTCCGGGAGAACCGGGAGATCGTGGTCTGAAGACCATTCGCGGTCTGCTCGACGATCGTGGCCTTGCTCAGGGCGCTGTTCGCCGTCGTGGCGACCTCCGAGACTGATGACTTGATCGTCTGGTCGAGCGACGCCACCGCGTCAAGCGAGGAATTGATTCCGGAGTTCAGGCTTCTCAGGGAACCAGACTGTTGGCCGGTCAGGTTGTCGTGGGCCTCGCCGATGACGTACTCGCTTTGCCCTGGATCCTGAAGATCTAGGGTGATCGAATTAACCATGAAAAACTCGTCGGTGTCGTGGATGGCCGAACGGACACGCACGGCGTCGCCCACATTAAGATGGGTATACCCTTCCATGAACATCGAGAGATCCACGGCCTTGATGTCCAGCGTGATCTGCGGGTCCTTGGACTTGTTGAGCTCCTTGATGCCGGCCTGCACGAGATCGTCGATGTTCGTGATGGTGGTGTCCTCGAAGACCTCCTCCTTGTAGCCGTAGCGTTCCACGGCGGAGGTGGAGTAGAGCACATCGCCCGACTTGAAGACGTCGGCATCGAACGAGCTGACGCCGTCCGGAACCTGTTTCAGTCCGATCGGGTCCTCGGAGACCTCGGTGTCGCCCTCGATCTGGGAGAACGAGAAGTCGTCCAGATAGACGCGGCGGTTTCCATCGTTACCGACGTTGTCGAAGTACCAGCGAGGACGGATCTTCGTGTACTCCGAAAGATTCGGCTGGAAGTCGAAGGAGAACTCGACCCACTGGTCGCCATTGTTCTTCACGGCCAGCGAGGAGTTGACGTTCACCGTCGTCCATCTGCCGGTCTGCTCGTACTGGTAGCTTCCCCGGATCGTGACGTTCGACCCGCGTTCGTTCTTCACATAGACCGTGGCTTTGTAGCGTCGTCCCGGACGCGAATAGAAGAAGCTGTCGTTGATGTATTCTCCGGTCCCCGAGACGAAATACGACGCCACACTTCCGCCGTGGGCCTTATCCCCGACCAGCGGCGTGTTCGGATGGGTCTCCCAATGTGACCAGTCGCCACCCTCGAGATCTCCTCCCTCGAACGTCGGTGAACCGCCATGCAGGAGGATCGCCGTGTACTGGTCGGTCGTATCGATGGTCTTGGTGAAATCAGTGATGTTGACGCCGAAGTCGACGATCTGCGCGTTCATGGTATGCAGATCGGCGTACAGATCGAGGACCTTGCGGCCGTCCTCGTAGTGCATGGTCAGATATCCGCCGAGGCTGTCGAGGATCTGATCGGCGATCTCGGAGGCCGTGGTTGGTTCGGACTTAGAGGACCGATAGATGAAGTTGTTCTGCTGGAGGTTCACGCCCTGGTTGATCCCGACGTCGAACATCTTGGAGGTGTCCAGGACGTGATCGTTGTGCTGATCGATCAGCCACTGGAAATATCCGTCCACGGAGCTCGGGGCCGTGAGATCGGCCTCGCCGGCAACCGTGGAGTACGGGCGGACGTGGGTGTCGTTGAGATAGTCCATCGCCGACACGCAGCTGATGGACTTGTTGCCCTGGATATCCATCTCGATGGACTCGATGATCCCCTCGAACAGCACCGTGGAGTCCCAGGTCAGGATGACCACGCCCGCCCGTTCACGTATCGTATCGTACAACGGGTGCATGATGGCCATGGCGAAGTCCAGATAAGCCGACGCATTGACCTCGACGCTCATGCTCGCATCGGATACCACCTCGTCGGCGTTGCCGTAGGGATCGAATATGGTCAGACCGTCATACGTGATATGATACATGATTACATATACCTTCCGCATACGTAGATGCCAAAATGGACTGAATTCTCCGTTCCGGGGTACACTTCGACGAGCACGAACTTTGGCGACGTGGTCGTCGAAGTCGACGAGACGTAGGAAACATAGCCATAGTGTTTGGCGCTGGCGCTGCTCTGGAACGAGATCGTAGCGAACGGACGGGAAGCGAATGCAAACGGGTAGGCGCCGAAATTCAGCTGGTCGCTGACATGCATATCGCCCCATGTCTGAGCAATAGACACGTTGCCGAAGTTCTTGTCGTCGATACCGCACTCCATACGACCCGACTTCCACTTGCGATACCACCATTCACCGGACTTTCCGGATGCAGTGACGTAGTCCAGTCCGAGGGCATCGAGCTTCTCGAAATTGGTGTTGAACGGAGTTGGGGAGACGTAATCCGACGGATCAACGGATTCGAGACCTAGGTTATTGGTAATCATTACAGATCCTTCCAATCGTAGGACAAATATACGTAGGCGTCCGGTGCCCCCTCGATTCGGAAATCGAGGTCGGCCCATGTCTTGCCAGCGAGCTCCTTCCACCGCAGATCGGAGATCTCGGACCATTGCCTCGGAATATCTATGACGTTGCCATCTAGTCGTTGGATGTCATCCCATCGGTACGAGGAGGCCGAATCCCAAGTCATGGCATAGGTGCCGCCGGAGCCGAGATCGGTCCAGCTCGTATTGAACAGCTCGTGGCTGTTGATGTAGATCTCATTGAAACCCTGAGTGAATATCACGTCATTGAGGCGATAGGTTCCGACCGGGACGACGGTGACGACATCCTTCCAACGGACCCGACAGGGCTGCGTGCACTTGATGACCGGATGCACGGGCTTCCTGCCGGATTCGAAACGGAACATCATGCCTCCGGTGGGATTGAGATGGTAGGTCTGGAGACCCTTGGACTTGTAGGGATCGGCATCGATTTTTATCGAAAATATACCGACCAATCCCGGATACGAATATAATGTATGACTGTATTCGGTGACGGTAAACCGGCCATGATATGCGTATCCTGGATCCATAGTCATCTGATAATCAAACGACTTGCCATGCAAGAAGTTACTGACATCGGTTTTCACCCGTTCAAATGAATCGGGATTGACAACCATGAACGGGAATTCCTGTTGACGATTCTTATAAGTGACGTCTCCGGTCAATGACTGCGTCAGATCGATAACACCATCCCCACCGGGAATATCGACCGTATAGATCTTTGGTTCCGGAGGGGATAGTGTATATCCATCAAGCAGGACCATCTGAAACTGGATCGTAAGATCGACTCCGTCAACGATGAGCCGATTATTGGGATAATCCGGATAACTCATATTCGAGACAGACTTCCTCTCCTCAATCGAATGCCAAGCTGCTGATTCATCGGTTTGGCGATGCTACTGGCTAGTTTCTTGCCATCGACATACACGGCCGTTTCCTGGCCGGCAATCGAATCGTTGTATCGCGAAAGATCCCCACGAAGATCCGATAGTTCCTTTGCGTTCTTATCGGTTGCGGAAATCAAACGATCGAACATCTTTGCCTGATGATCTCCACCATTTTGACGATCCAAACGACCAATGAAATCAATGTCGGCCTTGATCGGATTCGTCGAAGTGCTCAGCATGGAAGACAAGTCGGATGCCTGACGTCTAACCATGGATAGATCCATCACCGGACGAATTGACGGATCCGAAATATTTGACATGTCGAGTTCATTGAATCCATTGATAACCGACTCGGCCATTCCGTATCCGGACTTTCTAACATCGGTTGCCATTCCGTCAACCGTGTTAACAAATCCATCAACCGTCATTTCACCGATCCATCCAAACACCTTCGAAGGCGAATGAATGTCGAGCGATTTCTTTGCCGCTAAGGACGCTGCGTTTGCGAGTCGTGCGGCAGCTTCGGCTGCGACAGTTACCTGAGAACTGATGCCTGATGCAAATCCTTCGGCGACATAGGATCCGGCCGAATAGAACGAACTTCTAAACGATCGAAGGTTTGAAGCCGCGGAATTGATTGACGAATTGAACATGGTTGGAATACGATCGAGTCCATTCCTCATACCATTGATCAACGATTCAGTTACCTGCTTGCCAGACGAAAGGAATTTAGGCACAGAGGATCGGACCGAAGAAGCCCCCCGAGTGAGGGACGAACGAACGGTATTGGAAAATACCGTCATCTGGCTTCTTGCGATCGACGTCATTCGATTGAATGCAGCTCCGATGGCGCTTGATCCACTCGAGATCATGTTCGCTCCAGAGGATACCGCGTTTGATGCGGAACTCATATTCAAAGAAACGATCAATCCGAGTCCGAAAGTCGCAGTGCTTATCTGGGTACGAAGCGACGAGAAAGCCGATCCGATAGTGGCGGCATTGGTCAACACCACATTACCCAACGTGACCATGGCAGAACTCAACTGAGTTGCGAACGCCGAAATATCAGCCGGTAATGTGCTGGTAATCGACTGCGTGGTGTTCAACGAACTTACGAACGTCGAAATCTGGGTCGAGACTCCGGAAAGGTTCGCCGACGACAGATTGGTAGCCGCTGTGGCAATGGCTCGAACCCCGGAAGCGGCATTCGACATGGATTCCATGATTTCGAAACCGATACCCGTGAATGACTTCACGCCATTGGCGAGACCAGTAAGCTTATCTTGGATTCCACCAGGAATGGTGACACCGTTCCACTTCTTGACGGCGCTTGCCAGTTGC